CTTTAGAAGAAGAACAAGAAAGAAAATTGAGAGCAGCACAAAATTAAGAAGTGTTTGCTCTATATTTGTATTGATGCCAACAATGGTTGTAAGCAGCATTGCAAAAAAAGATAAAACACTTCTTAATTTTGTGCTGCTCTCAATTTTCTTTCTTGTTCTTCTTCTAAAGTTAAAAGCTTTTGCAAGTAAACTTTTATCTTTGATACTCTCATTTGCAAAATCTCTCCATAAGAAAAACCATTTTTCATTAAAAATATAACCGCATCCTCAAACGGAGCCAAAAAAGCCCCGTCTAGTACAAAAAAGTCATCATCTCATTCATTACTGCCATATAATTTTTAGCTTTAAACTTTCTAAAATCATCAGCACTTAATGGATGAGAAGTTACAAGATTACTTGCTAACTGGGTTAAGGCTTTACCAATTGCCTTTTTATTTCCAGTGCTAAACTCACCCATAATCTCTTCCAGGTCAGCTCCCAAAGGCTCTCTGAACTCAAGCTCTTTTATCTCTTCATCCCCTATTTTTTCAGGTTCAACCAGTTTGATTTTTATATTTTCCATATTTTCTCCTATTTAATATTACATAATATGACTTCTAAGAGCTTCATACTCATCAACACCGTTGATTTTGCAGATGTAGTTTGGTATGTCAATGTTGTACATCTCTTTTCCATCTACCTCAAGTCTGTATGTTTGAACATTTAGGTTTAGCACGATACTATCTGCCTCACCTATTTTTCCTGCAAACTCTTGATCAGATACCCAGGCTCCAATCTCTACATATATACCCATCTTTTTAGCTCTATCTCGCACACTCTTTTTAATGACGAATGTAGCTATCTCATGTGTTCTTTTACTTACCGCTTCCCAAAGCACTGCATTGTACTCACCAACTTCTATCTTAGCTTCAAGCGGTTCAAGCATTCCAGTATCAACTTTTCTACCATTTACATCTGTTTGTTTAAACTTGACCTTTGGTAGGCTTATATCCTTAGTAGTTCCAATGAAACCAACGCCTTGAACAAAGACTTCCTGCCCTACCAGCGTATTTATAAGATTCTGTACCATCATTTACCCCTTAAATTGAATTAACCCATTCTATAAATGCTTCATTCCAATCATCACTGAATACAAGATCGAAATTAAGCTCTCTAATTGCCGGCATATTTGCAGTTTTAAGCACAAATGTAAACTTACCAGCTGTTACATCGCTTCGATATGGATCCAGGTAAATCTCATATCCCAATGCTATCTTTGCACCAGTTAGCTTTCTGAAAAACTCGCTACAGGTCTTTTTAACCCAAATAAGCTGATCTGCACTTCTATCTCTAGCCCATTTATTTGCTGCAATAACTGCTTCAAGCCATCTGTAAAACGCCCGTACCCGCTCTAAACTCTGCCAAATAGGGTCGATATCAGTTGTTTCAAATCCGTAAGCTCTCCAGCCAACATCTTGCACTATGCCACCTACTCCATTTTGTCTAAGTCTTCTTGCCTCACAATCAACACCATCAAAGTATTCAATAGTTCTCTCACTACCACTTACACCTTTGACTACACGGTTTGAATGGCTTCTTGCATACCCAAACTCATCAAAACCATTATCTCCGCCTGCATCCCAGTAAGCAATATGCCCAGCCATTAATGCAGATGTAGGATAAGTTAATCCTTCTGCTTTGCTTCTACCACTATATAAAAGTAGATATCTACTTCCAAAGTTTGCAGCAAAATTCAACGCCTCAGCTTCATTTGCAGCATTTACATCTACAATTGCAGTAGCTCTAAATTTAGCGGCTAAACTATCCATCTTTGCAGCTACATCTACATCGTATGAGTATTCTGGACAAATAACAAGATTAGGACGTGTTAAGATGTTTTCATCAAATGGAGCAGTTTTAAGTACATCAAGACCGTTTAAGACGTTATCTTTAACTCCATCATCATCTTTTACAAACTTAACAACTATTTTTGTGCTTACATTTTGTAGTGCAATTGCATTCGCAGTTTTGTAAGCTAGGTCATCATCTGTGCTTCCATTTTCTTGCAAGAACTCTTTAAACTTATCACCATTATTAAAGACAATAAAATCCTCTTTATCTTTAAATGGAACAACTACTCCAATAGGAGTGGTACTATCTACTATGACCGGACGTGCAGCTTGAACCGAAATACCACCATTGATACCAAAGTTAAGATTCATTTCTCACCTCTTTTTTAGTTGTTTTGGCATGTCTAAATTGATCTGTTACAACACCTCTTTTTTTAAGCTCACCTACCACAACTTCACTAAACTCTGCTACTTCATCTTTTTTAAAAAGCTGACCGTTAAAGCTAAAGTTTCTTAAAAATTTAACCTTCATACTGTTATCTCCTTCCCTACCATTCCATCATAAACTTTCTCTCTCCAAAAGGCTTCATAACCAAACTTTTTAACTGCTAAGTAAAAGCTCTTAGCTAACACTTTCTTAAACGGTTTAGTAGTTGGATGTGAAGCTTCAACTATGCGATTAAGATTATTTATGAAGACTCTATCCGCTACCTTTTTATCTTCATCTGTTTTTCCTACACGGTACATATAGTCGTGTATGTTGCAAGCCTCTTTAAAGCTTCCTTGCGGGATAAGGAAGTTCAGCTTACTTCCTTTAGCTCCACACCCATTACATATTTTTCTTTTTAGGCTAACTTCTAGCTCCCAGTACTCTTTGGGGGCATAAAGCGTTACTTTCATTCATACCCTCACAAAGGATACTCTGGATACTCGGGTTTTCTACCTTCATTTATGGCACTTATACCCTCTCTTATACAATCTTCAGCCCATTGAGTACGAATAGCAACTTTTACAAGTTTTTCAAAGTATATTTTTTGCGATTCATCAACATCTGCTAATACTTCATCAAGTGTTGCACCATCTAAAAAAGATTTTGTCATTGCTACAATTTTTGACTCCAAATCAATAACTCCTGCTGCTTTTAGCTTTGTAGAGTAACTATCAACCCATTTTGCATCTTGAGCTTGTTTCTTTTCGCTATAAAAAGAGTAGATATGCTCTTCAATAGGTAAATATTTTAGCTGCTCTCTTGCAAACTTTATTTTTGCTTTAAACTCATCAGAGCTAAAGTCTGTATCATCTGACAAAAGCTCGTTACTTCCAAGCAATAATGAAGCTTCAATTCTTATAGGAAGCGATGGTTGTTGTCCTTGCTTATAAAGCTCTATTGCATTTTTTAAAAGTTCCTTTGTAGCATCATCACTTTCGCTTTTTAAATAGTTATTTAATAGTGTGATCTCTCTTCTCATTTTATTCTCCTAATGTCATTTTAAGTGGATTTTTTACAACTTTAACAAACTGGTAGTTACTACTCATTGCTGGGACAATCACTAAAAACTCGTGGTTTGCACCAGCTGTTTTTACAAATGTCTGAGAGCTACTTCCAATACTAATACCTACTAAAGCACTATCGATAACGGTTATCTTATAGGTATCTGGATCAATATGGAAGCTAAAAAGTATTCTTGAACTGTAGTTATAAACTAACCATGTATCTTTACCTACATTGGTGATTTGCCCGGCTGACCAGTATGGATAGAAGTAATTTGGATCTAATTCAAACTCATTTAACACTGTTCTTTGATTATATGCATTATAAACAACGGCTCTATAACCACTATTACCACTACCAATATTAAGTACTTTCCCATTGGAAAGAACAAATGCGATCATATTACTATCCCAACTATTAATAGAGTAGTTGGTATAACTTCCTGAATTATTGTATGCTCGTTCATAATAAGATGTTGAACTTGTTCTATAGTGGATAATCCCCACAATATTTGGATTGCTTACTCCTTTTTGGGAGATAATCCTTGCACTATATCCTGTAGATGTATCACTACTTGGATTTATAACACTCAAATTGGGTGTTACCCCTGAGTAGTCTATACGGATATGTCTATTTTTTGAATCACCTTGATCATAGGAACTCCCCTGTGCATAAAACCCATCACCTTCACTATCTAACATCCCACCATACTGTCCATTTGATTGGTGGTAACTTGTATTTGTTGCACTTCCTACATTAGTAACATTATTATTTTCATCTACTCTTCCATAAAAGTAACCAAACTTATGACTACTTTGTCCAGGATAAGCATTATTTCCATATGCAAATAATTTTCCTGTTCCATCTACACTAAAAAACTGTGTTGTAGATATACCACCATAACTAGAGTTATAAAAAAGCTGTGTTGGAGTTTTTATATTTACAATATTTCCATTAACATCTATCTCAAATGGTGTTAATGTTGCTTCTGTTGTTCTTTGTGTAGAATTATAAAGAAGTTTTGCTATTGCAAATCTATTATCATCTACTTTTATAAAAGAACTATAGGTACTAGATCCACTTGTACAATAGCTATTGAAATTACATTTAATCGTTTTTGAGCTAATAGTTATAAAATCTAGTAAACCGTTGTTTGTCTGTGATTTGATCTCATCGATAATTTGTGTTGCTTGGTTATTAAAATCGGCTATAATTTTATCTATATCAAGGTTTTTTAGCTTTTCCTCTATAGCTACTACAATCTCACTACTTCTCTCTTCTAATGCTTGAAGGTTTTTATTAGTCTCCTCTTTGAGTAAATTGATTGTTCCATCTACATTAAGCACCTCTATCTCTTTTCTTAAAAGCTCAATACTATCACTAGTCTCCAACTCTAATCTTTTAGAAAGTTCTTGCGATTCTTGCTCCAATAAAACTCTAGCATTATCATACTTTTCTAAAAGCTCAGTAGATTTTTGTATCAAAAGTTCTAAACTAGACATTAATTACTCCTTCTTCAATTAATTTTTTTTCAAGCTGCATCACTTTTGCAGTTAATGCCTCAATTGCTCCTAAATAAAGCTCTTCTAGCTCAACACTAGTCACATAGTCACTATTTTTAAATACTATTTCACCAGCCTCCCCACTTACTGCAAACTTCAAAGTTTGTACACCGCCAACACCTACAACAAAAGTTATTTCAGGAGTTTCACCCTCACTTATGACTACTCCATCTGTATTTTCTACCCGTAAAAACTTCATCGGGGTAGTTAGATTTTCATTAATAGGCACTTCAAAAAGTGCTGTTAAAACAGTGTTTTCATCATAATAAATACTGCTAAATTCATATCTTTTTATCTCTTGCTTGTCTTCATCTAAAAGTACTGCATACTTTAGATTCTCTTTCAAGTCTTCTTTTAAAAGCTCCAAGCCCTCTTCGCTGGGCAACAACATTAAACCTGCCATACTACTGCTCCTTGCATGTTGGATTCATTTTTTACCTCCATTGTGAGATTTAGGGGGGATGAGATTCGTAAATTTTGAATATTGGATATTGAATGTTGGATATTTGAATTGAACTCATTCTTTGCCTCTAAATTTTTTTGAGATTTTGTAGTTAAAAGTTTGGAATTGGAAGTTAAAAAATTCAGAATTGAACTTATTTTCTATATTTATGTTTCTTGCTAACTGGCTATTAAATACCATTGACCGCCAGCTATTAACTAAACTATCTAGCTTAAACTCTAAACTGGCATCTCTATCTAGCTTTGGTTTAATAACACCAGTTTGAATACTGCTAAATGAACACTTAAAACTGTTATCTACCTCTGCATCTCTATCTATTTGTGTGCTAAATACTGCACTATCGATACTGTTAACTAAACATTGCCCACTAAGCTCTAAACTTACATCTTTATCAATCTTTGGTTTAACGCCAAATCCACTATAAACCTTTATCTCTTCATCAAAAAATAGTTCAAACTCAAATCCATCCAAAACACTTCTTACATTCTTGACACTATCAATTAAACCAACAATCTTTTTGAACTCATTCTCATCAAATGTTTGTTCTTTGTTCACTGGGGATAAAACTACTTTAAAATGGTATGGCTCACCTTCATAGTCAAACCACTCAGCCAAACGACTCTCAATGTCTAAAACTTTTAAAACCTCTTTGATAGCCCAAACAGTGCCAAGTTTTCTGTAGTAAGCTTTACTTGCATTTATGAGCTTTCTCTTTTCAAGCTCTACTATTGGAGACCAAAATTGAACCTCAAATTCATCTGCTAGTAGCTCTAAAAACTCTTCATCTATAGTTAGTGGATCGTTAAACTTTTCTACCTTTTCTATTGCATTTTTTAACTCTTCTACTCTTTCACAACCAACTAAATCAAGTACATTTAGCTTTTCATCTATATTTGTAGGTAGTAAGGTTTCGCAACTCATTGCATCACCTCAAGCTCAAGAGTTACATTGTCAAGTACAGCTACAGAGTAATCATCTGGCTCTATAGGAACACTTTCTAAAACAACATCCAAAACACCATCAACCATTAAGGCATCTATCATCTGTGCTACAGTTACACTCTCTTTTATTTTTAAGCTGCTAAATCTTGCAGTAGCACTATTTATAGCTTCACGATAGACCAAACTACTATCTAAACCATTTTTAATTTTTAGATGTGCTTTTAAATCAAAGTGGATCTCATTGGCTTTTTTGACTTGTACTTTATCTGTTAGAGGTCTTACATCTTCAGCACTTAGTGCAGTTTCTATTCTCTCTTGCATAAGTTCATCTGCATATTTTGAGTAGTAAACAACATCAACCACCCCAGCAGATGGGCATAAAACATTTACATCCTCACACCTCTCATCAGCTTTTAGAGCATAGCTTTTATATGTCATTGCACTTCCAGCTGTGCTTTTATCTGCAAGCGATACTCTTATTCTTGCTTTAAACTCATCATCACTTTCAGGATTGCTTCCATTTATAAAATCATTCAGCTGTTTAACTTGAACATAAGGTAAAGGTGAAACTTGAATCTCAGTCTTTATATCACTGCTTGATACTTCACTTTGCAGCTCTACCACTCCTAGAGCCTTAAGCTCACCAGCTTTGATTACTACATCTTCTAAAAGCTTTGATCTAAAAGTAGAAGTTTCATCTGTTAGCTCAAAACCGGTAGGAATTAATACATCTACATCTAAAGTAGTAGTTAAGCTAAATTCCATATCAGCATAAGGTTTGCTTCCTGGTAATCTGTAAAGCCCATACAAAGTTTC